GATCTTCTTGAATGTGAGAGGGATAAGCACACGCAGATGATGAATAGAAGATCTTGGGGACCTTACGACCATAACCTTTTGTCTTAACAATCGCATCCAGAAGATTAAGATTAATCATTGCAGAGTTGTGCATAATCTCTGCATCAAAATCTCCAACGAATACGAACCCTGCACCTCCCATATCAGCGGCAAACTGATACACTTCATCAAACCCTTCAATGTATTTGAAGGGAACAGAGTTAAAGAAGTTACCTTGTGTACCCTTATACTCTACAACACGATTAACAAACGACTTGTCTCTAAGGTCACCAATGACAAACTCATCGGCTTGGTGACGTGAGAACTCAGGATGTTTAAGATCTACACCACGAACCCAATATCCCTCTTCTTTCAATCTTTTGACCATATGGGAACCGATGAAACCTCCGGCCCCAAGAACTAATGCAGTCTTCATCAGTGACATAAATGAATCAATGTATTTATTATACCAAAAAAGGGGTAGAATATCTACCCCCTAGTCAGGCTCGCCACTTGTTTTTTGAAAGGAAACAAGAAACCTTATTCATTAGGTTCTTCATCATCTTTGATATAACAAGGTCTATCCAGAAGCCAATTTGTGTAATCAACGTCTTCAATGGCTAGAACACATTGATCCTGATTATCGAAGAGATAAACATCAGACCAACGATTCGTATAATAGTCTTTGACTTGCATACGAAAATCTTTTACACCGTTGTCTAAAATACCATTATCAGTGTAACGGACATCTCCACGTTCAAGAACAACTTTCATTATGCAACCACTCCATTAGATTGAAGATCTTCTTTGATTAGATCGACAACATATTCATATGTGTCATATGGATCATCATAGAACTCAACTCCTTGATCCTCATAATATCGCAGAATTTTTTTATAAAGTTTAGGATTCTGGAAATCAAGTGAGACTGACCCATCCACAGTCTTAGACAGAACATCGACGTTCTTTTTAAACTTAGACAGTAATGACATTGTAGTGAAAAGTAGATTGGATCCCCTGATGGGGAATACCTCTGCAGAGAGTCGAACTCCGTTCACACCGTTATAAGCAGTGGGCCTTAACCGATAGGCGACAGGGGCAAGAACATTACGGCGCGTCGTTGTTGTATGTATTATACAGCAACAGGTAATCGTCTGTCAACTGATCGTGGTCGGTTTTTTGATCGTCCTGTCGTTGATCGGACTGTTCTTTCTGTTTAAGTTCGGTTGATTGCATCTCTGTAAAGATATGTTGAAAATATTTAGAAAACGGAAGGTGGGCGAATCGAACGCCCAAGGGCTTTAACACCTCAACTGTTTTCAAGACAGGTACCGTCACCAATCGGTTTGACCTTCCTCATTTTTTCAATGCAGCCATAGAATTTCTAGGGACTTTGTATTGAAAGTTCTCTTTTAAATCATACACTAGTTCATAGTTTTCTGTCAAGACGTAGTATCCAGTAAGATTCACACCGTCATCGACCCATCCGTAGCTGATCAATCTCTCATTAACATCACGTAAATCAATCTTCCTATCAGTGTTAAGGTAGTGGTTGAATTTCTGATGTAAATTGATCATCGTTCCTCAAAATAAAGTTTACGAACCTGACGTTTGCGTCGGTTCTCCTGGTATTCTAAGTCCTGATTGGACAAGGCACTACGATTGTTCAGATTGTTTTCCAATTTGGTTAGTACGACTTTACTCAAGTCCACCGCTGAGATCTTGTCGTCCTGCACCACCATCATATTCGGGCACCCGCACGACTGTGGTTTCGTCGAGCTGATCAATTCGACATTGCAAACTTTGCATCTGGCAGATAACATTTTTCAATAGTCCTTTAATTTCGTCAAGTTCTTCGTGTATATCTTGGTGGTGAAATCGTAGTGGTTTCTGAATCAATTTTTTGAACTTCTTTTCTTTCATTGGAATCAAAACAATCTCAACTCGTTCTCATTAATTGTATTTATTGATGGGAAGTATCGGATTCGAACCAATGACTTACTGCTTGTAAGGCAGCCACTCTACCGCTGAGTTAACCTCCCGATAAAGGATTACGAAGAAATATTTTTCTGGTAATCTAGTTTGACCCAGTTAAGAAGTGCATTGACTTCCATAATGTTTTGAGTGTCGAACGGAGTCTCCACTCTGAGTTTCAACATATAATTCTCAAGTGCCGAAATGGCAACTTCTCTGTCTCGTTGTGAAATAAGTGACATAGTTTTTCTTGTTGAAAGGCGACTCAGGTTGGGGTCGAACCAACGACCGACTGCTTAGAAGGCAGTTGCTCTATCCACTGAGCTACTGAGTCATTACCTTTTTATTATATGGTGTCGTCGGTCAGTTGTCAACCATCAATGATCAAGATTCTCACAGGGGACTCTCTCCCATTCAGTCCAGGTTCTGACGTATCCACGTCTCCATCTATTACCTGGTATGTATTCCTCACGATAGACCCTTACGTCACACATCGGAATATAAGGGCGATGATAATGATAGTGTCGTTCAGTTCTAAAAGGTTCCCAAAACTCTCCCCAAGTTATTGCCTGAGCAGGAAGAGAAAATAAAGAAATGAAAAGAACTAACAGTGGTTTCATTAATCTCTTTGTCTCCAATCGTCTGGTTTATCATCACCAAACCATTCTACAATGTCATCAGCACCCGTAAATCTTCCGTGACCGAATCGTTCGTGACCCAATCCACCTATATCTAGTTGATTGAGAAAGTCGTCCATTGCGTTCATATCTGGGTTCTCAGCTTTGCGTCTTGCTTGACGCAAAATCGTTGCAGCAGAGCGATTTGCCTTCGCAAGTTTTTCTGCCCAAATCATTTCATTAAGTTCAACCGTTTCTCTTCTGACTATCTTTTCACAGATCGCCTCAAGACGGAGGCGATATTGCGTTGAAAGCATATGTGATCTCCGAAAGGCTACTTGATTCTAGATTCCAAATCGTTGATACGATTAAACTCTTCATACGCTCGCTCTGATCTTTCAGAAAGAATGTCAGCCAGATCATTGAGTATAGTTTCATTACCAATCTGTTCGTCAAGATACTTGTCAATCGCTTCTTTCAAGTATCTTTTACGATGCCATTCAGTTGTGTAAGGTTTATAATTTGACATAATGAAAAATGAAAGGGATTACATAAGACAGTCATCGACAACCACAACTTCTATTTCTGCGTCTTTTTTGTACCACTCAGAAAACTCTTCGTAGATAGAAGTAGCATCATCAACTTGATCACTGTTTACCAGAAAATTCATTCTGGCTTGTGTCCAATCCATTACGGAGTGAACGTTATCTTCCATTCGTTGGAATTCTTCAGGAGTGCTGTTGACTGGTTGGAACATAGTAGTCCTTTTTCATGTAACGGCCTAGTATGTTGCTATTATAGAAGGCAGGTGACCCATCTGTCAACTGCTCTGTCAATACATTATTTAGGAAGAGCTGTTTTGTTTCTTCGTAATTGCAATGACCCTTTGTTTTATGCAAGCTTAAAATTTGTCTGGTGAACTCTGAGTGACCGTAGAGTTTGACATCCTCTTTGAGTTCAGGGCAGGAACCGTAATATGTTTTCCAATCGGACTCTGACTTAACTTTTCTAGATTTTCCTTTTGGTGTGCGGTAACTCCAAAAATATTTTCTACCAAGATAGCTACGACCAGTTTGGTTGCAATGAATATGATATACAAAACCAAAATAATCTTGAATATGATCTGAATCAAATACTCTCCCATCGTATTGCCAGGGATTCTCATAACTCATATAGCTTGGTAGCTGTTGAGCCTTATTTATTTTTCAACCCTGACAGAGTTATTATAGTCACAAAAAAAGAGGAGGCAAGGCCTCCTCTGGATTATGAGTAATTTAAAAGTTCTCTACAAGTCCTCTTGCAAATTTGTGTTTTATCGTCGCAGTCAATCAAACAATTAAAGTAGTCATTAATTAGATCGTTTTGTTCATTACAATAGTCCATCGTTTCATTTAAGGTCCTCCACTCAGCTAATTGATTGTGGGAAATTAGATTGTGCATAATAACCTCTGATGCATTAGAACGAATAACGAAAAAAGTTACATCGGATACACCACTCATTGACACACTATCTAGGTGTGTTTATGTTAATTCACTAACATTTGTGTCTTTTTAATATATCTTATTGCAAGTATTAATCTGTTTCTTCCGCCTTACGCGGGGTGAAAGGAAAAATATCATATTTTTGGCTTATTCTTCTTTGCCTAGGATCTTTTTTTTCTGGATCGGTTGTTTTATTTTGTGTTGATCCATCAGTTGGATTATTTTTTTGTTCAGGAGCC